GCTATTTGTCCTTCTTGATAATCAGTATAAATACTATATACCCACTCATTTAAATTATCTTCTAATAACTCAATTGACATAAATTTTAAAGTAATCATGCTTTTACCTCTTTCCTTCTTCTTTCAATTGGTCAATTTTATCTTGATAATCGTATCTTTTATTTGTTAATTTATGTGCTTTCACATAGCTCATACCTTTTTTGTCCATATAGTAAGCTTCTAAATTTTCATGATGTAACAATAAAATATCTGCTTCATCATAGTTATTTAGATATAAATTTTGTAAACTGTGAGCCATGTCTGCATCAGGTTCGAATGTTTGAAATACCATTTTTCCATCTATATCTAAATTATACTTGGAGTCTAGCACATGTTCAATTGCTTTGATAACGATATTACTACTAATTCCAGTGTTTTTGGCTATTTTAGATACTAAAAAATCACGTTTGTAATTTCTTAAAGTTGCATAGTATTTTTGGGCAAACGTCTTTTGCCTTTTGGCTTCAAGTCTACTTTTTTCTAGTTCCTTATTTTTGAGTTTTTCAGATAAGCTAAGACTAGAGTCATAGACAATAGCACCTGCCGGTTTTGCTTTTTTAGATTTATTCTTTAAATCTTGGTTATATAGCTTTTCAGCTTCTAAATAATCCTCAACCAGTCTGCCGTCTGAATAGCGAACTCTACCGTACTGGTCAAGATAAACGCCCTTATCCTTGCTCTTAGCCCACTGCAGTTGCCACGCTTCGTATTCCGTGAACGCTGAACGCAAGCACCTGCAGTTAGGGTGTGTATCCTCAACCGGCTTAGGGCTATCATCAATAGGATATACGCCTTTGCCATAGCCAACATCATTATCATGGATAGCTAAACAAGCTGCACACGGCTTTTTTTCAACCTGCCAAAATACAAGCTTCACGTCCGCCTTTTTAAAAACATCTTCTTGTGCTTTGTCCATAACCCTAGTCATTTCAGTTCTAACTATCCGCTTAGCGTTACTGTAGTTAGCATTAGTAAACTTGTGCAACTGATTAATCATTTTTTCAAGCCCATAGCCACCCAGCGAACCTTGACTGACTACTTTATCAATACTTGCTTTGATAACGTCTTGATTTTTCCAAATTCTATCGCTAAAAGTAGCATTATCATACATATAAGCGATAGCTTCTTGAATACCTTGGTCAATAGCCGATGAACTAACAGTAGTACCTAGCAAGCCTGCCTGCTTAGTTACATGTTCAACATATCCGTCACTAAGAGCTTTTCGTAAATCTGCATCTAGTTCTGCGTTAACTTCAAGTAACCAAGTAGCAAGTCTAGCTTTTAAAAGTTCTAGCCTATTGATACGCATTGTCGCATTGTATATCTTCATTCGACGATTAATCTCGGCTGAATATCCTTTAAAAGCCTTAGGATTGCCATTTTTTCTAGCTTCGTGAGCTTCTCTAACAACCTTTTTAGCCAGTTGTGAATAGGCTTTAATATCTAAGTTAGATACTGTCTGCTTAGCTAAATCTAAATTCATGCCTGTAGACCTAGTTAAAGCTGCGTATTCTTTAGCAATTTCAGCGTTCAAATGTTCCAATAGCTCGTTATAGCGAACTTGATAGTAATCGAATAATCGATTTTCAGTTTGTTCTATCCACTTAGCAAAGCTCTTTTCGCCTTGCATGCGCTGTTGCCAGTAAACTTTAGTCATTGTCTACTTCCTCGTTGCTAAAAGGCGATTTAATAGACTTCTGGTTAGCTTCTGGTTGCTCTTGATTAGTATCATCTAGTTTCTCATAATCGGCACCAGTTACTTCAAGACTCTTTTTGAGCTGTTGGTCTTGTTCTTCTTCCATACGTTCCATCTCTGCCTTAGGGTCGTCAACGATAGATAATGCACCAAGCTGTGTTTCCTTAGATACGATACCGTTTAAGCTGTTAGCTGTGCTTGCTTCATCAGCGAGATTAGCTGGTAAGTTACGAGTAAACTTGAACTTCAAATCTTCCCATGCGTCCGAAACATTGATAACCGAGTCAATGCTGAATACAACCTTGTACAAAGCACGTAAGGCTTGCGTAAACTTCCGTTCTTTGTTGCTTGCCTTGTTTTCCATCGCTAGTAGCTTGTATCTAATCGCAACACCAGAAGCATTGCCTGCAAAATTACTGTCTGATAGGTTCGGAATGCCGGTTGTTTGATAAATCTTGTCATTTAAATGCTGTAGTTGGTTCTCTTGAACGTTATCGCCATCAGGGCGTTCTAAGAAGCCTATTTTAATATCAGCAGCATTAGCTGTAGGCACATTGATTAAGCGATGTGTCCGCATATACGAAAGTTCTTCTTCGTTTAAATCTATGCCACCGCCTAAAACATACATGTATTCGTTAGCAAAATATTCAATTGTGTCTTGTTTCTGACTCAAAGTATCGTCTAATGCGTCAATCATGCTAATACAATCAGTGTACAAGCCCTGACGCTCTTCATTTTCGAAGAACTCCACGGCTGGAACCATGCCATAGACTGACTTTAAACCTGAATCTAGTAGCTTGCCTTCACTGTATGTTTGAGTTGCATTGCCATAATATATATCAGCTTGTAGCAGGTTCTCCGAGTTTTTGTAGTACCGCACAAATGCTAATGGTTCGTGTTCGATAGTATCATCATAAACGATAAAGCATTGAGTCGGTGGTACTACTGCAACTCTAGTGTCTGCTGACTCATTTTGATAAATGAAGGCGTAGCTTCTGCCGTAAATATCTACTTGCTTGCTAATTTCTGACAGCTTATCAAAAAAAGAATTGCTTCTATTCCAGTTCTGCAAGTTGTTATTTAAGCTGTCTTCGTCAAGCGTAATCTTCGGACTAATTCCAGTAAAGAATCCGTTGTAAGTATCCACAAGATACTTTGGAATGTTATCCACAATTTTGTTTAACTCAATCCCCGTTGCGTTTGTCTTTTTCAAGATATCGTGCTTGCCTAGGTAATATTGCATGTTTCGGTCATAAATCTTAGCCGTAAAGCCTCTGTTCTTGTCAATAAAAGCATTTACTTCTGTTTCGTCCATCAGCTCGTCCTTAGGATAAACAAACATACCGTTTGATAAAACTTGACCTTTTGTTCCTAATGTTTCCATTGAACCCTCCTAACTAAAACAATGTATTCCGTTGTAAGTTAATCTTTGCTTTGTTGTGCTGGTTATAGATTGCGTATCTCATTGCGTCCATGCTGTCGTCATTCTCTTTGACTGGCTCACCCGTCTTCTCATTCCATATGTACTGATAAACTTCGTTAAACCAATTATCGGCTGAATTTTTCACGACAAAAAAGTGCTTGGCTTTCATTAGGCTGCCAACCGCTTCTATACCAGAATTTATTGCCTTATTCGCATTGTAAGCACGGATACCGTGAGTCAAGAACTCGTTAAGGTTATCAGGTCTAGCCGAGTCGCACCAAAAAGGTATCGTACTACCATACTTTTGCTGCACATCGTGAGCTAAGTCGACCCAGTAATCTATAAATCGGTGTTTGTGTGCATGTTCCTTGATTAGATATGTATTGCCTTGACTGTCATCAGCAAACACAATCAAAGTTCCCGTATGTTCGTATCCCCAGTCAACGCCTACATAGTATGTTAAATCAGTAGGTAGCTTGTCCCTGTCGATTGTCATAGTCGACTGGTCGAAGTCACGGTATACTACACCTTCCCCAGTACACCAAAGCCCTAGAATGTCACGGTCATAGAATACCCCGCTCGGTGTACTAGCCTTTAGCTTCTCTTTGTAATCGTCGTCTAATGTAGGGTTGTCATCGAAAGTGAAGAAAAAGGTCTTGATACCTGCCTTAGGATCCGTGTTATCGATGTAATTTTTCTTCAACCAGTGAGTCGGTGCGTCAGGGTTCGTATCACAAATAATACGTGCTTCTGGTGCTGAACAACGCTTCTGAATTTCAGAAAATACACTAGCCTTAGCTAATGAAGCTTCGTTAATGTAAGCCCCCCACGCCGTCATACCACGGATAGAGTCACGACCACGTTCTGAACCTGTGTAAGCCTTGACTACCTCAACACCAAAAAGCCTAAAGTGTCCTGACCTATCAAACTTAATATTCAGTCCAAAAGTTGTAGTAATTTCAGCAATCACATTTTTGTAAATGGTATCCGCACTGAACCCAGCTAAGATGTACATCGGATTAGGCTTATTAAGCTTCTTAGCAAGCTTAGATATCCTTCTTAGCTCCATCAAGAATAGCAGGTTATCTATATAGGTCTTACCTGAACGAACGGCTCCGCTTAAGATTAAAGTCTTCCATTTATCGTTAAGATAGCTTCTAAGCACTTGTTCTTGCTTAGGTGCCAGTAAGTCACTAATCGCCATCTTCTGTGCCCTCAACTTCAAGTAGCTTAAGCATACGTTCAAGCTCTGCGTTGTTCTGACTGCTTACTTGTTCCGCCAATAAAGCCTTAGCTTCACTAACTCGAGTATCAGCTTCAAGTTTACGCATTTTAGCCTGTATCATCTTTCGTTCTTCCGGTCCAAGTGTGCTGTCGTTGTACTTATCACGCCAGTTATTTTTAAGCCAAAAGATAATTGCTGTAGTATTGCCATCTAGTGCTTTTTTGAGTAGCTTATTCTCGACGATAAAGTTTACCTCAGTACGACCTCTTTTAATAGCCTGCCTAATAGGCTCGTAGTTAGCTTTCCACTTTTCCAATGTTCTAGGGTTGATAGACATATTTCTAGCTATCTGTTCGTCTGTTAAGCCGTCACGCTTCCAGCCTTGGATAAGTAGCAGCTTGTCTTTTTCTAGCCATTCAGTATATCTAGCCCTCACTTTATCGCCTCCTAACTAATTACTCTTCTTCGTCTTCTACTGTGAAGTCCATCTAAACGCAAAATAAAAAGCCAATGAAACAATGTTCATTAGCTTGTAAATCTTTAGTTAGTATTCTGCATACTTCTAAGGGCTTCTGTAGTAACCTTAGAAACATTAATCTTATTGTCTTTAGCCCAATTATTTAAGCCTTCAGGTAATGTAATATTGCGTCTAACAGTTTTTTCATGCTGTGCTTCCCATTTTAGCATATTAACAGTAACATAGACCACAAAATCATTTGGTCCTAATGTCCATTCTTTAAGGTCTTGCACTTCGGGATACTTAGTTCCACTAATCATAGTTGCAATAGCATCTTCCGCATGAATAACCAACTCTTGTAAAGTTTGACCATCAGTAACCATTCCGGGGATATTTGGTGAAATGGCGCCATAATAATGACCTGCTTCATCATGGCATTCAGTTACAATAATTGGATATATTAACAAATTATTACTCATATATTTTAGAATATGCCAGAAAAACGAGCGTTAGCTCGTTGCTCTGGTCCTAAAGTTTAATTTTGGCTTGTTCAAGAATTTTCCTTTGAGTATATGGCGTTAATTCTTTGCCGTGCATAGGGACTTCTGTCATTCGTCCATCAGGGTGTCTAAACCTTCTATGTCCTCCACCTTTTGGAACCTCTTTAAAGCCAGCCTTTAGAAGCAATCGAACCATTTTCGAAGGTTTGATTGGCATATTCTTACCTCCTTTCTTAACTTTGTACTTATATTATACACACTATAATACACATAATCAACAAGAAAAGAGATATTTTTTATAAAAAAAGCGTATCTTTTTAGTATACACTAGTTAAGAAAATTATTTGTTTTTTTCTATTAAAATTTCCCTTGCGGGATAAGAGCAGCAAGCCATCGAAAGCTTGTTAAAGGTACACACCCTGCTCCAAATAAAATTTCAGGCCGTTTCTTTTCCAACCTGTAAGAAGGACTAGGCTCTCAGGCTCTAGCCACTTCTGGTACTGGGCCTTCGCCATACTAGCCCTCCTTTCTAAAATTGAGCAAAATAAAAAGCCGTTTACACGA